GGTGGATTTTTTTACTACGGGCTGCAATTTCTTCTCAATATTCCCATGCTGGGAAGAATCTTTGATAATTTCAGACCCAATTGAAAAAGTCGTGTCTGGTGCGCCTTGAACGTAATTCTGTTTTGTATTATTGCGAAATGTAACATCCCATAAATGGAATAAGAGCAACATGCAGACGACTATGAACAATCCATAAAAAATTACTTTACCTTTCAAGGAATACCTCGCGTTCTTTTGTCCTTCGTTTTATGAGACCAGGCAAATCTTTATATTCTCCATCAATTTTTGCTTTTGTCCATTTCATAAATTCATCGGCAGCTTGTTTTATGTCCCCTTCATTCAACTTCCTGAGAAGCGTACTCTTTTGAAAATTTCCCACACCTACGTTGAAAATAAAACTTATGAGAGCATCGAATTGATTTTGAGTTAATAGTGGTAAAACCGAAGCTCTCACATTTGATTCAATAGCCCGTTCCATTTCTCTTATATCTCTTTGGAGAAATTCCTCAGCGGTTTTTTTGTCAATGATCATTCCCTCTTTTGCCATGCTCGTATTTCCATAACCGATAGTCCACACTCCAGCGGGACAGCGGTAACTCTTCAGTTGCAGGGATTCAAATTCCTTGATTAAATTATATGCTCTCTTACTGGCTTTCATATTCTTCCCAGAATTCCGTTGGAACGATAAAAGTCGCGGCGTACCACCAGATGCCATTCTCTTCCTTCAACCATTCATCTTCCTGACAATAGATTTTCCGGTCTCCGCGCTTCGATATGATTTCGATTCCACTCAATGATTGAATGACAAAATCAAGATAATCTTCTGGGGTTTTTCCGCGCCTGAGATTTCTGGCGCAGATAATGACTCCAATTTCCATATCCCGATTTTGAGCAATAAGTTGAGCAAATCCTTTGCTTGTATAATTACTTCCACGATAGACGATTAACAATGCCCCTCTCGGATGATTGAGAGCATAATTATCAACGCTTACCGGAAGTTCAACAACTAACCGTTCATCGGGTGGAAACGACAACATTGCAGTTTCAAGTTGAGTTACAATAAATTGCTTCATCTCTTCCACAATTCCATGCTTGCTCAATATTTCGCAGACAATTTCTTCCGATGGGTTTGATGTAAAACCATTTAAGGTCAAAGTCAACCGATAATAATATTTCACATTGCTCCGCAAGTTGTCATCAATCCAGAAGTTTGCATCTATTCCAGATTGTATAAGATTTTCCTCCGACGGAACAAACCCTTGCGTCAAGCTTCGATAGATATTAACAGTGGCTTCTTCAGGTTTTTCCCATTGTAATTTTATTGAATTACTCGATAAAATAACTAAATCGATATTTTGTGGAGGATTAGGGATAACTGCTAATATTTCGCAGACAATTTCTTCCGATGGGTTTGATGTAATACCAAAAAGGGTCAAAGTCAGCCGATAATAATATTTCACATTGCTCTGCAAGTTGGCATCAATCCAGAAGTTTGCATCTATTCCAGATTGTATAAGATTTTCCTCCGACGGAACAAACCCTTGCGTCAAGCTTCGATAGATACTAACGGTGGTTCCTTCAGGTTTTTCCCATTGTAATTTTATCGAATTACCCGATAAAATAACTAATTCGATATTTTGTGGAGGATTAGGAGTAATTGCCATAGATTGCCTTTAAGTAAAAGTATCAAGAACGTCTTTTCCAAAAAGCCTATCTTCTGGAATCTTGTTTATTTTGATTACATTTTCTCCAGTTGTTGGATTTGGAGATAGACCCAGTTGAACATTGCCTTTCTGAATCTGGTCGAGCAATTTTACTCGGTAATTATAAATCTGAGTAATGCTTTCTGGCATATCAAGACGATGTCTGCGTTTGTAGAGATTATAAATTGCAATATCTTTGCAAACCAATTTTATGAGGTTTGGAACTATGCTTAAAGGCGTTGGATATTTGCCCGCCAGATAACCATCAATTTCGTCGGATGCGTTTTTGATTTGCTCGTTGATTCGGATAACACAATTAGATTCTTCATCCTCGAGATCAATTTCATCTGGAGATTTATTCTCATCATTGACAAGTTCAATCAGGAGGAGTTTATCTAACTCCTTAAGTATATCTTCAATCGTGCAATACATCTATTTCCTGGATTTCCACCATGACGGTTTTTTAAACGATCCTTCATCAATTTTTGGCGCCTTTTTCCATCCATAGTAAATCAATCCGGATGCTATTAGTAACAATATAAACCACCAGAGTATTTTCATTTTTTTTCTCCTTCTATAATTTCAAGTCCAATTACATGCCTGAACCTTAATTATCCAGCGTTTAATAATATATTTTTAAGGATTTATTACGGCTCTGGTTCGGGCTCGGGTTCGGGAATTACACTAAGTATTTCGATGCCCGATAATTGCGCTACGGCTTTATTGTTTAGAAGCACAGGAGCTGCATCGAATTCCACAGTGTGGGTATAATGAGAACCGACTAATCCCAAATCTTTTACCTCGACTCCGATATTGGTGGCAATGCTTAAATCCACCGCCTCGCCAAATCGCACGGCAAAGATACTGCTGCAATCATTCGCATCGCCAAGAGTTTCGGTTTGTGGAAGAATCATATTTCCATCTTTATCGTAACCTGCATCCCGCAATGGAATACCATTATAAAATGGAATCAAAGTTCCAAATGTATTCGGCTGCCATTGGATAAATTCCCTTGCAACTGTTGTAAGACGACTCAACACATAGGAGTTCATAAATAAAACCTGAGCTCCGCCATCAACTTTTTGGATCAGTTGATTGATAGCCTCAAGAAATGCTTGTTGAGAAGTTTTAGCAGTATTGGTGTTTCCAAGTACAACGCTTATTGGATCATCAGGCGTTAATTTTTGAGAAACTGGAACCAACTTTATCAAGCCGTCGAACTGTTCGGGCGTAGTGGAATCTCCATTGAAAAAATAATTCTGAAATTGCTTACCAAGATTTTGAGCAAAGCTCAAGAGTTGCCTGGCTCGTTCGCTTGCAACATCCATGCCTCGTCGCTCGTGAGCTCGATCAACCTGAACCTTATCTCCGAGAATTTTCAAGGCGGGATTCGCATAATCTGGAGAAACAGCATTATCGCTATAATCACTATCGAGCGCGCGGAATTGTCCACCGCTTGCAGTCGCCGCTTTCCTCCGATATTCCGCATTCCCGGTCATTGAATAGAACTCGGCAAATTCGAGCGCTGTCGAACGGGAAATCATTGCATTGACTACCTGTTGAGTTAATACATCATTGCTTGAAATTTGTTGTAATTTCATACTATTGCCCTTTCATTTGGTTTCGTATTTCTTCGGTGATAATTTGACTTGAAGACTGAACCGGTTCTGGTTCTTTCTTTTTATTTTCCTTCTTCATGCGTTCGGACATATCGAGCGTCTTTGGATAGGATTTTAGATAATCTTTCAGAATCTCGATCGGATTCGATTTCGTTTGATCTGAAAACTCAAAAAGTTCCGATTGGGAAACGACTTCATAGAGCTTCAGAGCAAGCGGAACTTGCTTGGGAAGTAAATTTCCTTCTCTTACCTGCTCATCGAGGAAATCCTGAAATGCTTTTAATTTCATTTCTTTCTTGATGTTATCGAGTTGAACTTCAAGGGTCTGTTTCTGCGCTTGAAGAGCTTCGAGCGTTTCCTGGAAGTTTGTCGGGAATTTTTTCAGTTTTTCCTCATAATCTTTTATTGTCTTTTTTAGAACCTCGATCGAGTTCGGTTGTCCCTCCGATGCCGGTGGTTCTTCAATCAAATCATCCAATCCATCTTCCTCGAAGGTAGAAGTTTCGGATTCCTCCTTGAACTCGACATCTGGCAATCCTTTTATCGCAGGGGGTTGGGCGCCGAGGAATCCAACATGGCGCAACGTGTTATCGGGATAAAGACTGATGGAGCGTTTCTTGAATAGTCCCTTATCAACCATTTCCACAAATTCGGATGCGAGTTGCTTCGGCAGGGCATAGAGAGTATCGCCGACTCTCTTTAATTTTTCAATCCAACCATACGCTGGCGCATTTGTTTTGGGATGTCCAATTACAATTGGCGCTTCATGCTTCAATGGATCATACTTCGCAACAATTTCATCGAGATCGCTTTCTTTCCATTCGCGAGTCTTCCCATTTGCATCTGTATGAGTTCCTGTTTTAAATATTGCGAACCATTTCATATTTTTTTCCTTTCAATGATTTACTAATACAAATTTCAAGATTCTACTATTCTTATTCAAAAGAATGATTCAAAAGATTTATTCTTTTGGTATTATTATTTTAGTCTGAAAACTTTAAAAAGGAGAACTATGGAAACTTTAACCCCCGAACTGCTTAAAGCTCTTTCTCAAGGCGGAGTTACAATTCTCATCTTCGTCATCTGGTTTATTACCTACAAAACATTGAGCAAACAATACGTCGATCAGGTGAATAAACTTCAGGAGCAAATCCAGGAAGACTTGAAGTATAAAGAACTTCTCACCGGTATTCTAACGCGACTCGAAACAAAATTAGATATAGCAATTAAGGAGATAAAACGATGAACACAGAATTGCTCATTGCAAAAGGAAAACTCGCCGACCTTGAAAAAAGCTATAAAGAATATGAGATGAAAGCGGATTCCTATTTTATCCAGATTCGGGAACTCCTTTCACCCTACAATGAGTTTCTCGATTTAGAACTCGACAAAATATTTCTCCTCGTGCGAGAATTCCGAGAGCTACAGCTTTTAGCAAGGGATTGTAAAATGCAAATTGATAAGTTAAAAGAAACTTACAATTTGTAGGAGTTGACCAATGAAGAAAGCTATCTATTATGAAGAAGCAAAAAGGATGTACGTAAACGACGGATTATCTCTCGACGTCATTGTTAAACTCCTCAAAGATAATGTCAGTAGAAAAACTCTCTACAATTGGAAAATGGAAAACAACTGGGATAAGCAACGTGAAGAATATCTCCACCACACTGCGAGCTTGCAAAATGAACTTATGGAAATTGCTCGCACGACCGTCAAAAATGCAAAAGAGAATCCAACGCCTCACAATATCTACGCCATGCTAAAAGCTCTCGGCGCCTTGAAACTTATCAATGAGCTCCCCGGTAACGACTCGACGGAGAATCTTCCAAAGAACATTAAACCCGAGACCATAGAAGCCATCGAGAAGGAGATTTTAGGATTATGAACTTCCAGAGTGCAATTCGTCTGGATACCCATTTTAATTCGCTTGCAAAGCCCTTGCACTCGCTTGCAATTGCTTGCAGAATTTTTCATCGATAGTTTATATGCCCTGAAAAAATAATCGTCTATAAGTCA